TTTAAGGCGATGCTGCTAAGTGGTAGCCCGTGTCCAACGGTCGAGCGAGGTGGTAAAATAGTAGTAGGCCGTCGCAGTTATCTAAAACTGAAACAGAATCCTACGTTGCACATACCAGGTTACTTAGACGACAAGGATTGGTACGACGCAATACTAGGCGTGGGGGAAGAGGTAGATGTCGAAGAAGTGGATACTGGCAGCTTGTCTGATCGCTTCCGGGCAGCTGAACGCGAGTGAGCTAGACAATCTCGTTAACAGCTCCAACGCTCTGCGCCAGCAGTTTTCTAACGGCATCATCGCCGTCGGCGGGATGATCAATGTCGCGCAAGATGGTGGCATACCTAGCAACGAGTTGCTGGCCAACAAAGACGCCTACATAACTGCGGAAGTGCAAAACGCATACAACCAAGCGATCGCTCAGATGCAGGCCGCGTCTTTCACCAATATGGGAGCGCAGGAGTTTTTTGATCAGCAAGCGGCCGACCAAATGTCTTTACTAGATCAAGCCGTTGACTCCTATGTTGCCGCCGCCGGTGCGCTTATTGAGGGCACGACACTGGCAAACATGGCAGAAAACTTGCAGGGCGGTTCTGACGACGCCGGCGCGCTTGAGGTGCAAAACTACATCAATCAAAACCAAGACACGGTCGTCCTCACCGATGAAGAGGTGGAGACCTACAACCAGTCCTTGGACGACGTGGTTTCTATTGCACAAGCGGCCAGTAGTTTCTATGCGGTGGCAAACGACGAGACACTGATTGCTGAGGCAGACGAGGCCGCGGCGGCTTACACTNTGAGCTATACAGAAGCCGGTGACGCTTTCTTTGACAGCNCTACCGGTATTGTCAGTGTGGCGTTCTCTACTCAGGAGCTTACCGTGTCGCTGGACGTTAACAACTACTTNATGCAGGACGTAGACATCATGTCGGTGGGAGCTGAGTCGATGTTTTACTACACAAGCCCTGAGGGCGGGTGCTGGTTCGCCGCAGATATGTACGCGTGTTTAGAGGAGCTGGGTGTCAATGGCCCTTGAAGATATAGAGCTTAGTGTAGCCGGGACCAGTTTCAAGGGTGTCTACATCGCGGTGCTCGTGAGCTTTGCGACAACGATAGGGTCTGGTATTTGGGCTGCNAGTGAGTTCTTTTCNCGNTTAGAGGCCCAAGAGGACGCTGTGAGGGACGCAGAAGCAAGAGCCAAGGTNATAGANGGTAAGTTTGAAATGCTTGCTGAGCGGCAATCTGAGGCCTTACAGGACTATGAGGTCAGCATATCGACGGTCGAGCAGCAGCTGCTGGATAACGATATAGCGTCACTGCAGGGCAAGCTGGCCGAGCTGGGAACTAATTTAGAGGCTATAATGCAGGCACAGAAAGAGTTGCTGGATTTGCGGGATCGCATCGCGGCCGTGGAGAAGTCAAACACTGAGGCCGTGTTGACCGTTCAAAACAAGGTTTCGTCTCTAGAAAAAAGTGAGCGCGTGCTGCAGCGCGTAGATATAGAGATTGAGAACCTCTGGCAGGCTCTCGATTCTTTGCCGTACAGTAACAGGTGAGGTCATGGACGTTGGGCAAGAGGCACTAATTAAGTTAGAAGCGCACGAGAAAGAGTGCTTGGTCAGGTATCAAAACATACAAGACACACTGAACGACCACAAAGAGCGCTTTGACAAGCTAGAAACTAAGGCCGAGTCCGGCTTCCAACGCATCGAAAAAATCATCATGTACGGCGGCACGTTTGTTTTAGGCGCGCTGTCTCTTCTCATAACAATCTTGGAGTACCTACAGTAATGTGGCAGACACTAATTGGTCCGGTCACTGAGTTAGTTGGCGGGCACTTTAAGCGCAAGGCGGCAGAGAAGCAGGCAACACACGAGCGCAAGCTTCAGGTAATACAGAACGACGCGGCTTGGGAAAACAAGATGGCCGATGCGTCAATGAACAGCTGGAAAGACGAGTTTTGGACCCTTTGTCTAGCCGCCCCAATTTTTATGATCGGCTACGCTATTGCGATGAATGACATCGAAGTGATTGAGCGTGTAGACATGGCATTTGCCGCGCTGGATACACTTCCAGAGTGGTACCAGTACTTATTGTTTTTAGCGGTCTCTGCCAGCTTTGGTATACGCGGAGCCGACAAGCTAATGAACCTACGGAAGAAGTAATGTACAAGCATTTCAGACGGGAAGAGTTTAATTGCTCGCACACAGGCACCGGTGGTGAGCATATGGATCACGAGTTTTTAGTGAAGCTCGACGAGTTGCGTGAGAAAGTAGGGTTCCCTTTTCGCATAACGTCTGGCTGGAGAGATGCGACCCACCCCGCGGAGGCGCGTAAGAAAGAACCAGGTACAGGCACGCACTGCCAAGGCATCGCGGCCGACATCGCTGTGTCTAACGGGTTNGAGCGCATGAATCTGGTGCACGAGGCTATCAAAATGGGCTTCTCTATCGGTGTTGCTAAAACCTTCGTACACGTTGACAGCCGAAAAACTACCCCGGTTATGTGGACATACGGCTAAGCGCTATATAATTAATAACAACACTTGTTATAGATAACACAAACTGTTACTGTATCCCTTGTGCAATGTTGCACGTAAGGGAGACTAATATGTTTAGATCAGTAGATGTTATGTATGAGGCAGTCGACTTGTACGATCAGGTGGATGGCGACCTGGATCGTATCGACGAGTTCGACATGCAAGACCGTGGCTATTTAATCCTCGAGGTAGAGCACCAGTACGGAGAGATTCTCTCCGAGGCTCTGTTGCGCGCTAACAACACCGACGAGTTCATCATTAACCTTTTTGCGCCAGAGAGGCCAGCCGATCCGTTCATCGACGGCCTGCGTGACACGCTGTGGACCTACGCGCGTCCAACCGTCGCAGAGAACCTCGAGCGTCAGTTTGACATTGTCGTTAACGCACGAGCTTACGGAGGTGGCTACTAATGATTGACTACGAAGAGGTTCTGACTAAGGGCTGGAAAGAGTTGATGCCAATGCTGGCGCGTGAGTACCGCGAGGGTTTTGATTGCGGTTACCACGGCCGGTACTTGGAGGTGGAGCCGCGGATGAGTGACGCGTTTTCTCAAGGGTATGCCCAGGGTTATGAGCTTGCACGCCAAGAGTATGCGCTCAGCGCGGCACCACAGCAGGGTTACGAGGACGTAACCTACGAAGAAATGGCAAAAGGAGCCTAGTGATGGAAAGCAAATATAAAGAGTTGTCGGTTGTAGATTGCGATGAGCATATTGAGAAGAAGGGTAACTTGTCTTATATCAGTTGGGCCGCAGCCTGGCACATGTTGTGTCAGCGTTGCCCAGATGCGACGTACGAGCATCACGAGCCGGTTACGTTTCCTAGTGGTGAGATGATGGTGTCGTGCAGCGTCTGTGTGGGTGGTATATCACACATGATGCATCTTCCGGTGCTGGATCACAAAAACAAGCCAATCCAAAACCCTAACGTATTTCAAATAAACACCTCAATGCAGCGCTGTTTTGCAAAAGCGATCAGCATGCACGGCTTGGGTCTTTATGTGTATCGGGGAGAGGATCTGCCGCCTACGGAGGCTATCGACAAAACGGAGATGTACAACGAGTTTATGCGCCGTTATGAAGAAAACAAGCACAACTGCGCGGTGTGGTACAGCCAGTTAAGTGAGGAGGAAATGTCTGCGGTGAAAGAGGGCTCGCCTAAGAACAAAAAAACGGCAACACATCAGCTCTCGCGTGATCTTGTAACACAAATGCACGCAAACTTTGACGTTTATGCGGAGCAGCTATCAATCGCTGTGCAAAAGGAAGATGTAACGTCTATTGGTCAGCTTTGGAATGAGTTGGTCGATTACGAGCGCCGGTGTGTGTTTGGGCGTTTAAGCCAAGAATCACAAGCGTTGTTAAATAAGTTAATCAAGCGCGCAATAGCGCTCAAGGAGCAAAGCAATGGGTAAGGGAGTCAACAAGGTAATTATTGTCGGTAACGTCGGCGCAGAGCCAGAAGTTAGGTCTCTACAAAACGGTGG